TTGATCTACCAATAACAGAACCTGTTTGGAAGAACATATTTAATGCTTCTTGAGGGTTGTAATTAGTACCATTACCTAAATCAATCTCAGCTAATCCATCAGCATCAAGATAAACACCGTCTGGTATCATTCTTGACATTACTTGTTGCAATTTTAAATGCGTAAGTTGAATCATATCAGCAAACCCTGTTATACGGCTAACTATAGATTCAATTTTACCCTTGTACATTCTAGGAGCTACAATGCTGTAGTTCATAAGAACTTTAGCCTGGTCACTTTTTGGGCGCATCATATTCTTAGCCATGTCCCACTTTAACAAAAAGTCTGTTCCTAAAACTAAAACACCTTCATATAAAACCTCTAACGATCTTGAAAGTTTGCCGAATTGCTCCTCAAGCATTTCTACAGGTGGATCGAACTGGTCATCACGTGCTAGTATTTTTGTAGCACCGGTAGCAGTCTCCTTTACTTTATATACTTCATTCATGTAGGTTTTATAATTGAAATACAAAACCTGCACAGTGTTGCTGTCTGACTGGTCGTAATTTCTTATTGTCCTATCATAAAACCCGTTATTTTGAAAACCCTGTTTAGATATTTGTTCTAAATCATCTTGTGTTAAATCAGGAAATTGCTTTTTTAATTCATTTAAAGGTATGCTTTTAACTTCGCCACAATAATATATGTCTTCAAAATAAGGTGATTCCGTATAAGAATATACTAAATTAGCGGGGTCAACGTAATCTATTACAACGCCTTCTGATTTATTAAATCTATTTTTTACGGCGCCAATACCTATAACTGATAAATCATGTATAACCCTTTTCTTAGTTAAATCATAATTATTACCGTCTAACAAAGTTTGTATTGCTTGCTCTTCAGCTAATTCAACCGCCTGTTTATACGAGAGCTGCATGTGTAATTCCAGCTCCTCTTGGCTTTCAGGTAAAAGATCTGGTTGATTTTCAAAAAGATTGATACCAAATTCGGCTTGTGCAAATTCATTTAACTCTTTTGTCTGCATATCACGGATAATAGATTCCATATACGCGGTTCTTTTGCTTACGCCATAAGGGTCTTGCGAGTATGCTCTTATATCAAATGATCTTTCAGATATTCCGTTAACCAATATATCAACAAACTTAGAAATAATTGGCACGGGTTTCCAGTCTAAATTAAGGTAAGATAAATCGCCGTTAATCGATAATTCATCTTTATATTTTTGAATAGGCTGCTCACCTCTTGCGTACAATCTTAAACTATGAAAAGTATTTTGATTGCTTCTATACCTAGAGGTGCCTGAGTCTGATTTAAACCATTCGTCTTGAATAGCTCTACCCACACGAAGGCCATACTCTGATGACATTTTTTCTTCGTCGCTAGCAACTTGGCTAGGAAAAAAACTTTTTACAACTGACTCAGCCATATGTTATTTTATTATTTTCGATATTGTACCACTATTTTTATATTTAGCGATATTTAAATTTAACTTTTGTTTTTGAGAAGGCGCCACTGGTCTATATAAATGTCTATTACAAGCCATAATGGCTAACCCTGAACTTATAGCGGCATCAAATTTTGTTCTTTTATTTATATCAAACTTAGCCCAATCATTTAGTGTAGTGTTAAAATACATATCACCATATTCTGCGTCTGATTTTAATCCAACGTATTTATCTATATAAGCCTCTATTGCCGCGGCATGAGCCTGCTTGATGTCTTCGCTTGAATTTGGTATACCACCTATTTCTTTTTCAGCTACAGATAATTTATTCCAAATTTTATCAGGCCTATTCATAGAATACCCTCTGTAACCTCTTCTTTTAAAATAATATAAAAGCCTAGGCTTATTATTTTCCGCAAGCAATGGCATACCATAAAAAACGCAGGCCATTAAAACGTCTTCAAAAAACATTTCTGAAGTTTGTGGACGCGCTATATATTCTAAAAAAAAGTGGTTTGGCGGAGCATTTTCCATACTAAACTTAGTTAGTCCGTGTAAAGCTCCCTTAGAACCCTTGCCGTCCACTGTTCCCGATATATCATAACTGTCGCACCCAAAAGCTCCTATGTGTTCGTTGCCAGGAAATTTAAACCCGTTTTTTGTATATTGTTTATTTTGCAATTGATGATTTGGGACCCATGATATTTTAAATCTACCATTTGGGTTTGGAGTAAATTTAACTTTTGTATCTTTTATTCCATTTTCCCAAGAAAAACTACCTGTATTTACTACATTAGTATTTGATAAATCTTCATTATAATCTATTTGCTCGTATATTTTAACTAAGTTAAATATGCTGTTTTTTGTTTCGTCTCTAAATGCGTGTTCCTCTGTACGCGGAAACTGTCTGTAATACTCATTTAAAGCGTCCTGGTCGCCTCTTAAACCATCTACTTCATTATCCCAATGTTCGATGACCCCGACCTCGATAGCGTCTCCGTATGGGCCAACGCAACTTTCTGATGGTTCTTCGAATACAGGCATTCCATAAGAATCAATGAATCCCTCGTAATTCCATTCCATAGGAATGAACAAAGAATATAATCCTGACTTAGTTTGTCCATTGCGGTTTCGTTTTGTAACGTCTGAGTCATTGTATAATTTTTTAAAGTTATCACCCCCTTTGTCTAACGCGTTAGAGGTAGATCCCATCATACACTTACCTATTACCCTGCTACCTAATCTAAGGGTAGTTTTCGTAACCCTCCAGTTATTGAGGATGTTGTTAGGCCTTTCCCACTTACCCGATTCATCATGTACGAGGAGTTTAAGTTTCTCTCCATCATAGGCGTTGTCGCCGGTGTTCTTCCAGTCGATTGTAGTGTCAAGCCCAGATAAAGTCTCGGCGGTTGCGTTGGTGTCGAGTTTACGTCTGGTAAACTTGGAAGCTGGTACTCTAAAGGCGAGCTCGGTTTTCGGCCTGTCCATACCGTCCTGGATTGGCTTGAAAAAAAACGGGTAGTTGACCGATATTGGTACAACTTTGTCTGTGAACATTTTCTTAGCATCTGATCCAGACTTAGATAAAATGCCATATCGGGAGTCGCTGGATATTGTTGCCAAGTTAACCACCTCGCCTGACGCCATGAAGGAAAAGCCTGATCGACGATTCTTGAGGTAGCACAATCCGTAGGATCGTATATCGGCTTTGCATGCTTCCCAAAATATGTAGAAAAGTCTATTTGCTTCCCTAAACTCTGGTTTCCCAATATCAATCTTGGACCACTGCAAGTACATAAAGTGAGCACCAGTAATGTAAGTAGCCACGCCTTTATTATAGAACCAATGGCCGTTTTCTCTTTTGTTAAATTGTTCATCGATATATGCGCCCCACTTAAATTTAAATTCCTCAGGATATTCTCTCCAATCAAATATACTTTTAATTAGCTTTAATTCTTTTGGATATTCTTCGGGCGTCCACTTATCATTTGACTTGTCCAACTTTGCTGGGGCTTTTGGCAAAGCTATCTTTAGATTTTGTATATTATATATTTCTCCAATTTGGCCCGTTTTGCTTATAACAACAACATCGTGCTCTTTGTTATAACCATATTCCCATTTCTTACTCTTATTTAATCTAGATAAGGTATTTTGTTTTATTGGCGTTATAACGCTATATAAACTTTGACTATACATTATTTAGATCTTCTTTCAGCAAACCCGCCAAAAGTTGTTTGTGCAACTTCTTCTTTTGGTTTATTATCAATTAATCTTTGCTCTTCGTCAATTCTGTTTAGTATTTCAAAAGCATCAAATATTGCAAGCTTTTTTGTAGCAGCGGCATTTTTAAGCCTATCCGCAGATATATCATCGTCTGAATCTACAATAGCTTCTTTAGCTACTTTAATTAACTCTTCAACTGCTTTGTGCCCAGCTTGGATTATATTCCTTTTCGTTTCCTTGATATTCATATTTAATTGTAATTAGATTAGTTGGAACACGATATAACTTTTCTTTATTAATTAAAAACTCATATTCGGCACCAGGCTTAAACCCGATTAAGTCGCCTTCTTCAGCTTCTTTTAAACTAGGGTCTTTATACCTTAGCACGCCTATTAATGGTTTTTCAAAATCAGTAGAAAACATTTTGTCTTCTTTAATAGGTTTTATAAAATTAAAACCTTTTAGTGGAATCCACTTTATTATATGCTTGTATGCAAATATCTGGTCGGGAGACACGAAGTACATGTCGTCTTTATAAAAGCTTTTGCTATTTTTTTCAACCCCTCTGATATCCCTAAAACATCTAAAAACGTTATGGTGTAATATAACTTCGTCTCCAACGCATATGCCAGTATCATTATCTTTGGGGGTAGCCATTACAACACCGATTCTTGAAACGTAATTATGGTTTTGTAATTCCGTATTTAATATTAACTCCTTCCCGTCGACTGTTTTTGTGTTTGTGTACCTATCATCTTTAGGTGTTACTACAAAATCAAAAACCCCATTCATTAGTATTCAATATTATATTCGATGGCTATTGCCATATTTTTATTAAAGTCTTTCCATGGTATAACATCATCCCCTTTTTGTATATAGACAGAGTACTTTTCTTCTTCCTCTATAATGTTAACTATAGTATGACCGCCATACACCTCCTGTCCAACAGAATAGTGCATGGCGTCATTCTTATAGTCTTTGCCTATACTAATCTTCCTTAGGAGATTCATTCTCTTTGATTTCCCCGCTTTGAATATCTATAGAAACATTCCCATATTTATTCTCAAGGTTTTTCTGTAGCTCGTTTAAGTTTTGCTTAATACCAACTAATTGATGTAATAAGTCATGCTTTTGCGCTTCTAACCCCCCAATTTGTAATTGGTATTGGTTAATGTTTTTTACAAGCTCTTGCAAATCTGATAATTCGCCGTTTTCAATTTTTGACACTAGGTCTTTTACTTTACTCATTTTATTTAATTTAATTGTTATTGTTGGATTTTTTTGCTTTTTCCCAGGTACGCCCAACAAAATACGCCCCGTATACTGTTATTAATAAAGATTGAAAAATTGGTATATACTCTTCAGTTATTTTAAATTCACCAATATTACCATCAAAAAACGCGCACACTGTAAATATAACCGTTAAGTATATAAGTACCATAGGGCGTATATTTTTTGACAAAAAACTATCTGACTGCATATCCGCTTGCCATCTAGCCGTAACTTGTTCTTGTGCTTCTTTATCGGCTTTTTCAAGAATTTCCGTAATAAGGCGCTGCGCTTCAAGTTTTTCTTCTTTAGTGGTTGTTAGGTTATCTAAAACCTGCCCAACTTCTTTTATTACATTGCCAGTTAGCCATTCCCATATTTTTTTCATTATATTTTATTTTTTATACGGAAACATTTGATTTAACTTTTCTTTTCTTTTATTGCAACCACATCCGCCGGGTATTTTGTCGGTTAACTTTTTTATTCCGGTTGCTTTAGTAAACTTTTCTATTGTATCCCCTAATCCTTTTATTTCCATTAGCAGTTCCATTTTCTTAAAGCCAAAGCTTTCCTTGTTGGCTCTCCGTTTGGCTTCTTCATTGGCCCTTTTACACCACTCATTCTGGCGCAAAATGATTTTCTACGTTTAGCTGCTTTACTACCCTTCTTTAATTTAGAAGGATCGGTTGTAACAGCTGTTTTTAATTTAGACCCTGGATTTTCTCTCCTGTATGCATCAACACCTTTCTGGTTAAGTCCGCCTGTTTCTGACTGGCCTTCTTTTCTGGCCCAAGCCCCGCTTTTTTTAAACGGGGAGTTTTGAACATAAGCCATAATATTATCCTTTAGATTTTATTATTTTATTTTTTAAAGCATCTGGTAAATTTTTTTGATTGCCAATTAACGCTTTCATAGCTGGGCTTTTAGGTGCCATTTTATATGGACTGCTTTTCATTTTAGCGGTTGAGCCTGCTAAAACATCTCTTTGCTTATCAAATCCACCCACATCGCTTAAGCGAGCGTCTCTTTCACCAAGATCTATTTTATTACCATATTTTACAGATTGTTGCTGCTGCTTTATAGATGCCTGTTGGCTTCCTTTTGCCCCTTCTAATTGTCCTCCGTAGGCACTTAGTCTATTACTTGTTCTTGATAATGTTCTAGCGTCGTTGCCAATTCCTAAGAATCCTTTTGATTTAACTTTTGATTTTTCTGCTTTATCTAAAACGCCATCATTATTAGTGTCATATTTTTTTACTAATTTATCCTTCTTTCTGCTAAGACGATCAATTTTATCTTGAGTTTTTATAACTGCTCTAGTTGATAATTTAGTGCTTCGCATATCTTGACGTCTATGCCAAGGTTTCAAAGCGTCGCCTTTAAGTCCAACTTTGTATGAATCAAAGCTAGTTGTTTTTGAGGTTGTGCCTGGTGTATAAGTATCAGGATCCTTTGTGGTGTTGTCGGTTAATCCGGCCGCCGTTGGTTTATGCGTACCATATTTTTTCATAT